TCGCCGTCCTCGTTTCGACCACTGATGACATAGGCAGAGTTGCCCGTGTCATTGATGGTCATCTTGTAGCACTGGTTCGGGATGTAACTGGAGACATAAGCCGTGATGTCGGCTGAATCAGCAGTCAGCGCTGTGCCAGCACCCCGGACGCTGAACTCACGGAACTGACTCCACTGGTCGTTGGATTGCGCAAACAGGATCCCGCCACCTGCCTGCAACGGCCTAACGCCGGTATCGACATCGAACTGGGTCAGGATTGTGATCTGCGCAGTAGCAGGCGTAAGGATCGTCTCCGCCGCGTTGAACCGGAACTGGTATTGCTCCGAGAAGATGATCAGCTCGTCCTGGTACGGCACGGCGTACTTCAGCACTGAGACCTTGTTGTTCGACGCGATCACATCAATCGGATCGGTATCCAGCACCGTCGTCACGGTCTCTGGGAAGAACTCAAAGAAGTCCCGCGTGCGGCTCAGGATCACCGCTTCATCTGACAGGAACCCCAGCCGGTTCTTATAGATGAAGATGTCGTTGATCTTGTTGTTGACGAATGTCGGCAGTGGGTTGGTTACGTCGTCGCCTGCAGTCCTTCTTCCCCAGGCGGGGATTTGTATTTCCCAAGCCGTTGCACCCTGGCCGCCGGTCTGCGTACGGCCGTCAGCCGGGCCAAACCAGAACGTATCGTCTGGGCGCCGCACCAAAACATGCGGCATCTCGTCCTCGTCGAGGATGTACTGCGCACCAGGCGCCACGCATTCCAGCCAGGCACCCTCAGCGAAGTCCCCGGAGCGCGGCTCGAACTCAACGTGATAGTTGTCGTAGGCGTTTCCGGGGTCTCCGATGACTTCGACTTGGTAACCCTCGGGGGCGACGGTCGGCAGCTCGGTAAAGGTCTGCACCTCATCCAAGATCGCCGTGATGGTCGTGTTGGACTTGGCGTCAAACACCTCGATATTGATCGGCTGCGCTGACTGCAGCCACAGCACAGAACCGCTGCGCTGAACAGTCAGCCCGGCAATATCCTCCAAGCCATCACCAGCGCCGCCGGTCATCAGCTCCTCGGCGATCTCCTCTGAACTGATGCGGAACTCTGTGGTCGTGCCGCCGTCACTAATGACAGGGGCGACAGGGGTCTCGACGGTTACCTCGATAGGAGTTCCGTTCCCGACAGAACAAACAACCCGGTACTCGTTGCCGTAGCTGGCCTGCTTGACCCACACCAAGCACTCATTAGTTGCTGGCCTGGCCTGCTCAGGCGCAACGTCAGCCTGCATCGCTGTCGTGCGTTGCGTGTTGAGGATGAAGGTGAAATCAGCAATCGTGACCGCACGGATCTGATTCCGAGCGTTCGTGACGTTCTCGCTGACATCCCTGTTGGCATCACTCAGGTAGTCAAACGACCCGGCATCAACATTGACCGTCTTGGCGTCACCCTCCAGGTCGAACACGTCAATCGCGTTCGTGCGAATAACCGAGATGTATTTCTCAGCTGCATCCCGCTGGATCGTGTGGATGAACGCATCGCCAAACAGGGTCTCGCTAACCCGAGCCACGGTCCTGCTGCTGTCCCGCTTGCGCAGGCCCTCAGCAATCGAACTCATCCCATTGATCTGGATCTCGCCCTGGCTGGGATCTCGCTGCGCATCAGGCTGCTGTGAGACGCCCTGAATCAGGTTCGGGATGGTGTAAGCGACGTTTGACATCAGAACCAGGCAAGGCCGCCACTAACACGACGGTTCATCAGGCCGGTGCCCGGCAGGTAAGTCGGGAACTGCGTCATGCCACCCGTGAGGATGTTGGCGTTGTTCTGCGCCAGCTCCATCTTTTCGACTTCTGCCTTGGCGTCCTGCTCGTCTTTCATCGTGTACTTGAACAGCGCCTCACTACCCAGGGCACGGTCGCTATAAACACGCGCAGCGCGGATGGTGGTCCAGCGGTTAAAGGTCTCTGGGCTCTCATCCCAGCTCAGCAAATAGATGACATCAGCCTTGATCTCTGGCACCTCATCTGGATCGATCAGATAGGTCTTGTTGGCCATGTCATAGACCTGGCTGCCCCTGGCCTGAAAGCGACCATTCCACTGGTACTGGTTGATTGAGAACTCAACCGCATTGGCTGGCACTGCAATCTTCTTGGTCGTTGCGTCGGGCTTGAACGACACGCCAAGCTCGGTGTTCCAGCTCCATCCGCAGCACTGCCCTTCCTTGTGAAACTCCAGGATCGTGCGCTCAGCCATCCGAGCGTCTTGCACTTGCTGGTTATCAAGGCTGTCCACCGGCATCTCGCCGATGTTCTCCAAACAGATATTGACCGCGTCAAGTAACGACGTTCTCCCTGGCAGCTTCTTCTGATTCGAGGAAGGCATCAGTTACGAGGTCGTTGAACACATCGTATTGGGACATAAAAAAAGGGGCCAGTCGCCTGACCCCCCGGACTGCTCGTGTCCTTCCTGAAATTACTCAGGGAGTGACGATGGAAGCAGCACACTCAGCACGCAGCTGGCCCATGCCGATTGCCTGGCGGGCAACAAGCAGGTCTGCTTGGAACTGAACCCGGAACTCGGGACCAGTCATCTGCAGGGAGGGGCTCAGCAGGCTGACAACACCAACAGCGTCGCGGTGGAAGATCAAACCGCGGCAGTCGCTCAGGTCTTGAGCGTAGTCGGCGTTCTTGTCGCCGTTCTGCAGTGTGTATGCAGGCTGATTTACATGATTGCTCATGTAGATCGGGATGCCTGCAACACGCAGGGTTTCGCCGGCAGCAATGGTGCCGTTGGAACCATTTGCACCGTTGAAGTCGGTGTTAATTGCCCGGCTGGATTGGGAAATGAGGAAATAATCTTCTGGGGTAAAGACGCCATACATGTTGTCTGTAGGCACGTCTTTTTCCTCGAAGTTGACGCGGCAATCAAAGATTGCTTCGACCAACTCATCACCCTTTTCCTGGTTGGTTGCAGCAGCGTCTGTGTACTCAGTGCCCAGATCACGGTTGAAACCAACGCGGCCTTCGTTAACAGTCTTGTTCAGAGGCTCAGTGGTGTTCTGAGCAGCTGCAAAGACCAAACGAGCAACACGACGGTCGTACTCATACGCCAAAGCCCTGCCGAGCTCCTTTGTGTAGTACTGGCGTACATCGTAAAAATTCATAAGTTCGTCAAGCTGACTGATAGCGATGTCGCTAATCATCAGCTCGTCGAGCTCAATTACGCGCTCGTTGAGTGCAGAAGGCTCGTTAGTTTGGCCCAGGATCGGACGGCCTGGCTGGTGGTAGGTAGCCTCCATGCGACCCGTAATCGGGAACGCTACGGACTTACCTCCACGGATATTGCGCTCGCGGGTCTTACCCTTAAAAACACAATTTCTGAGGAACGCGTCCAGGACCTCAGTACTTCCAAGCTTGAGAAATAGCGTTCTCCAACCGTCAAGATCGGTTGTCGATCCCCAGGAGCCGCCAGTGCCCTGAACCTGACCGGAACGGGCTAGCGCAGCATTGGGAGGCGAAGTGTCAAATGAAATGGTCATGACTAAAAGTCAGCAAAGGTGTGCGATGCCAACTGCCTACGTCTCCAGGGTGTCCTCCTAGAAGGGCCTGTTTCTGGTCAGTGGTAACCAGAAACTAACTCAAATAGGGGAACGAGACAAAATCTCCACAACCTTATTCCTGTAGGCCTCATCAACCTCGTACAGCACTTGGCCGCGATCATTCCTCTTGTTCATTGCGTCCATCAGCTGTTGCTGGGACTCAAAGACTTGTGGTCCTGGCGCTTCTCCGCCGCCGTAGAGCTTGGGCTCGACCACCGCGTCAGGTGCCTTGTACCTGCCCTGCAAAGCCCGCAGGGCCCACTTGATCGCTGCCTTGTTGCCGCTATCTACAACCTCGTTGTATTCCGACAAAGCGTCCTTGGTGAGGTTTTTCGCTGCCCAATTGCTCAGCTCAGCAAACTTCTCATCACCACCCACCATCTGCCTGAGTTCTGCCGTGTCGGCTTCTGTCAGCTCACTGGCCACCGGTTGAGCTTCAGCGCCAGCCTGAACACCTCCAGCTTTGCTGACATAGTTCTGGACCACTTGGCGAGGCACCCCGAATGTCTCAGCGAGTACATCGAAATGCTCAGAGATGTCATCCCCCGCGTCGGCCTTTCGCATGAGGTCGGCCATTTGGACACCCCGCTCGGCGAGCTTATTGACAGCCTCTTCTCCATACAAACCCCGAGCAGCATCCTCTGTATAAACGTCAGAAGGTGCTTCCTGGCGTTCAGGCTGTGACGTTGGCTCCTGTTGCTGACCAAGCTTGGATTCAAGCTCCTTGTAAGCACGCTCTAGTTCTTCAGGGCTCTTGTATTTGCCAGCCAGCAGGTTGGGCTCAGCCTCTGCTTGTTGCTCTTGAATGAACTGCTCTAGCAATTGCTCCTGCCCCGGAGCGGCCATGCCCTCACGGCCTTCGTAATCCATCTGAACTGGATTCTTGAAGTCCGGTTCTGTCGGATTGCCAGGTTCAGTCATTTGCCAGGGTGTCGTGGTCATTCTTGTGGTTCAGGGGGTGCTTCCGCTGCCATCTGCATCTCTTGCGCAGTGGCCGCGGCGTTCGCCATTTTGTCCGAGTTCTGCATGGCGGATTGCATCATTGCCTGCTCCTGTTGCTGTTGGGCTTCAGCAGCAAGCTCCTCCTCGGATTTCACCAAATTAAACACATCTATTCCCATTGAATAGGCCAAACGCTTAATCAGCTCTGACTCATTCAGGTAGGTCGCCATTGCCTCTGGGCCAATTGTTTGCCCCAGAGTTGTTGTAAACCGCACCAGCTGCTCAAGGTCATTGCCCCGACCAACAGCAGCCAAGCCAACAGTCATTACCGGCTTGACCAGTTCCTTCGGCATCTCAGGCACCTTGCCTGCTTTCTCCAGTAAATACAGCTTCCTGGAGACATACGGCACCTGGAATTCAGTGGTCAGGATGCTGTAGATGCTTCCGAGGCTGTTCTCGATCTGGAGGGCTTGGAGGCGGACTTCTTCCGCTGTTGTTCTCTCTGAATCTCTAACGTCAGCCAGCATGAAGGCTTGGCTAAGACGAGCCTCGATCTGCTGCTTGCCCTGCATGGCAACGGCAAGGTCCGTGGATTTCTGGACTTGCAGAGCGAGCACATCGTTTGGATCACCAGTCACGAAAGCGCCGTTCGGTGCAGACGCTAAGTCGCGTGCTTTCGTGACCCCAGAGGGCTTTACAAGAAATAGAACTTTAGAGCTTGCAAGCGATCCCTCAGCAATCGCCTGGCATAACGCTTCCACCGTTTGAAGGTCTGCAAGTGCTGCGGCCTCGACATATCCAACCCCGTACATTTGGCCGTCTACGCGGGTCATGCGCAACGGCAGCCACGGCGATACGTCTAAAGGCGCACGACCCTCAGTTCCTTCAACAACCTTGCCTTCGACTTCCTGGTGCCAGCGG